CTATTAATAAAACTCAATAATTCCCCTGTTTCAATCAAAATATCAGACAAAACAACAATAACATTATCATAGTGATATGTAAATTTATTTAAATCATTTGCAAATGAAACTTTTATTTTATTTTTACCAGAAAAATAATTATCTCTTAAATTAAAATAATTAATTCTTTCACCTACTGGTAATGTTTCACTATAAACTGAAAAGTTCTTTTCAAGAATAGATAAATTATATTTATCAGATCTTGGCATTTTAATGTCTGTTTCACCTACATTCTTAGATTTTACACCAGATGAATTTGTTGCTCTGCCTGCAAGGGCTTGTGTTATTGCAAATACCATCAAAGGTTTATCATCCTCATATAAAGTATCATCTTTATATGATTTATCATTTATAATATCTTTTAGATTAGCCCAATTAAAGTTTTGAGAAAAGTTATCATAATATAAAGAATAATTTGATAACTGTGATAATAATCCATTATTTTGGATTGTTTCACCCACATCAACATCTGTCTCTTCCATATCACAATCACAAAGTTCACAATTTGGATATGTAATATTTGGCAAATGTATTTTTTTAACTTTTCTTTTTATTATTTTTTTAAAGTTCTTTACAAGAAAAATATTCAATGTTGTTAAAACAACAATACCAGCTATCTCTTTAAGTACTGTACCAAATACAAAAGCACTATAAAATGGGCTAAAAGGATTAAAAGTTGCAAGGGAATAAGTAGCTGTTGTTAACCATTGAATTAAACCAATAATTTCTCTAGCTAACAAAAAACTAACAAGTCCAAGTATTGCTGGTAATATTATTTGAGCAAAAAAGTTCCACAAAAATGCAATCAAATGATATCCAAATATCAAAGGAATATTAATAAATTGGAATATTTGAACAATTAATGAAAATAAGAAATATAACAAATCAAAATTCTTAACCCCATCATTAACTGGGTATTTATTAACATTTTGTTCACAACTCCTATCTGAAATTTCTTTTATACCAATAAATTTACCTTGTGATGTACCCCCCTGATATTGGTCAACCAATCCAGCAATAGTATATACCTTATTATATTCAAATTCATAAAAAGTATCCTCGCACTTGATTGCAGCATCTTTATTTGCATAACCATCCCAGTCAAGACCAAAATAATATGATTTATTTTTATTATTGGTATATTCTTTAATATTTGGAACTAAATAATGTGCCTTTCTTGATGTATCTCTTGAATTATCCACATCTTGCCACTTCACCTTAAATCTATATTTACCCTTTCTTGGTATCCCTATTTTCTCATTTGTTGTTATAATTTGATTTCCATTTTCATCTGTAACAACATATTCCAAATTCATAGGCAACTCAACAACCCAAGTCCCATCACCATCTATAACTCTACCATAATTATCCAACTGATATGTCTCAAGAATTGGCAATCCATTTTCATCAAGATTTTTTGTTTGTCTTATTGCAAGTATTTGACCAGGACCTGTTTCAAGTTGGCATAAATTACCCATACTTTCTTTCACACCACAATTAATCTTAACACTATCTATATTACTTGTACCAAAGATTGACCCAATAAAAATGGCTGTTGGTTGGATGTCAATACTTGCATCATCCCTTAAATCAAAATCAACCCTATTTATTGTTGAATCACAAGTTTCTGGATCACCCCAAAGTGGGGATATGGTTATACCTTTGGATAAAGAAACAATCTGTGGCAATGAATCCAAATCTGGTGAACTTTGGAATGAATTTCCTTTAAATTGCGCCTCTGTTGCCCTTCCCATCCTTATCAAATCTTGGGGGGTTAATGAAAATTCACCAATATCTGATAAATCCAAATCCATTAATATGCTATAACTACCAACTGGAACACCAAATATCATATAATCCCCACTTGAATTTGTCTTTACTGTATATTTATAATACTTCTCATAAACCTCAATGGCTTGGGCATCAAACATAACATCATTTAGTGTGGGGAATGTTCCTGTTGCAACATGCCCAGGGCCTGATGACTCATATGGTAATAAATTGTATCTATAACCATCTTCATTTTTATCATTTATTGACTTATATGGATATATAGATGTAATTAACTCATTCTTCTCATCCTCTTCACTCAATGGGATAAAAATTGAAACTCTAGCATTTGCAATACCAAAACCATTATTTGCTGTAATCCTTCCTGCAACAACACCATAATTTGCACAATCCAATGTATAAACATCAGATTGCCTTATTTTAAAAGATAAAATCTCAAGGAATTCAATATTTTGGTCTAACTGGAAATTAACAACTTTATCTTGTCCAATTTCAGTCTTAATTCTAAAACTATTTTGCATTTATTCTTTATTGTTTATAAATATTTTATTATAGGTTAATTATAAAATAATAAAGAATTTCTCTGTAAAATAAATAATTTAAATAATAGTCAACCCGTTATTTGTCTTCACCTTAACTGTAATATCTCTTTCTGGATATCTTATATGATATATCTCATTTGAATCTGCATAGATTGTTTCATCACTTGAAAGTATAATCCTATTTGAGGCTGGGGGATAATACCCCACAACTGGTTCTGCGCCAGAATAATTGCCCCCAACCAAATTTTTGAATAAAATATTTGATACAGTAATTACCCCATTCAAATTCTGAATGCTGCTCTTTATTTCAGATATATTTATATCTTTGCCCAACTGAATATTCTGTGGTATGAAATAATTATTTATTGTTGAAATTATATTGTTAACAATATCTTTTGATGCAAAACCTGCTGATATGGTAACAGCAGCCTCAACACCAACATCTATAACTTTTGCCGATGAAACAACAATATAATCATTTATCATTCTATAATTTGATAAATAATTTGCAATATTGTCTGTTAAAAATCTTGAATTATCACTAATCAATTTTCCATTTGCATCATAGGATAAAACAAGCACTTGTATTTTATTATCCACCTCTTGAACTGACACCTTTGCTGGAGCCCCAAATTGTGGTGGCATATTACGTATGATTGATTCATAATCATTTATGGTAACTGCTCTTTTCTGCGCAGCAAAATTAAAGGATACAAAATTCCTAACCTCTTCTGTGGTTGGTAATCCAGCTCCCCCAATAGCCGGGAATAAATTATTAACCCTTAATGAATTAATAACAGCCGATTCTTGTGCTGGATTTCCTGCATTCAATCTAAATGAATTAACTCCAATCTGGTTAATTGTATTTGGTCCAAGATTTGTGTTTAATCCACCACCAACTCTATATTGAACAAACAATGTGCTATTTGCTTTCAATGTTCTACCCAATGAGAAATTATTCAAATAATTCTGTAATGTGGGTAATTGACCAGTTGTTGTGAATTGGTTTAATTGCTCTAATGCTGTATTAACCCCATTTCCAAATGTCAATTTCTTAAATCCTTCTGATGTGAATTCACTTATGAAACGACTATCTGTTTGAATATACTTTCCAACCTTTATACCAGCATTGCCTGTGTCCTTTGTTTGGTCAATAATGAAAACCCTATCCTCTGCCAATGAATCAACCTCATACCATTTATTTGCATCCCCAATAAAGTCTGATGATGGGGGAATTGTATTTATCTGACCATCTTTTAATAAAACACTTGTAATACCCAAAACATTTTTATCTGGCAAAAATAATTCAAAAAATGGTCTAACATCAGATGCTGTTATAACCCTCTTAAATACCTTTGTAACCCCATTGATGACTGGCTCACGTTTTGTTAAAGTATAATTAATAACTATATTATTTAACTTATTTGGTATAACTGTCCTATTTGGAAGACCTTGACCATCATAATCTGATGAAAAATCAATATCATTTATGCTTTCAAAAATAACCCCATTACCCAAGACTTGTGCACCTCTCTCAAGGATACCAGCATATCTTGCATCTGGCTTATCACCAAATGGGGGGACAACTATTGAAAAATCACATAATGTCAATGAAGGTCTTTGACCAGGTATCTTTAATCCATAAGTTCTTGCTATATTATATATGGATGATTTTTGTTGTGCATATTGCAAAACTGTTTCTTGCAAACTCCTATCAATATGATAATGCAAATTGTCAGCAACTGCTGCATTCAAATCAAGGAATACTGAAAATATGGAAGCATCATTAAAATCATTAATCAAGTCAGGGTAATATGTCCTAACATAATTTAATAATTCAGTTCTTATGCTCTGAAAATCCCTAACACCATATGATATTTTTCTATCTGACATATTATATATTTATTATGATAAATTCACTACCTGAAAAACTATTGTTATTTGTAGTATATTCTATTTTTATTTTTGCTGTATTTTGATATGTGCCATTACCAGGTGAACGATAAACCTTATCCCTTGATGATAACCCCACATCATCCACACTCAATCTGTTTCCTTGAACCTCCTCATTCTGATCCAAAGGCTCAATGATTATCTTGTTGATAACCAAATTTGGTATATACTTTGCAACAGAATCCCTAATATCATTTTCAATCACATCAAATGAAACAACATCCAATGGTTCAAATAGAAATTCATATAATCTTGTCCCAAAATCTGGTAAATAATATCTGCTACCTTTTCTTGTTAATAACAAATGCAATAAAGATGCTCTAATCTCATCTGAAGCTGTTTCTGTCATCTTTAAGGCATCACCCCTAAGTGATGTATCAAAGGGGAAATCAACACCATATGTAAAACCTTCAGCCATTATAACTCATTTAAATATAAATATATCTTTTTCACAAATTTGTAAACTATTTTAATTTATTGTATATTTATATGAAAAAAAATTATGAAAACAATAAGATTAACAGAAGCTGGTTTAACTAAACTAGTTAAAAGAATTATTGAAGACAAAGGAAGTGAAGGTCTTTTTATGGACTATCATAGTGCTAGTAAAGCATCAACTGGCAAAGAAGGAATGGCTAAGATGCAAAAAATTATGGATAAATTAGAAAGAATGAAATCCAAATTTGAGTCATCTAATTTTTCATTTAGTGAAGATGATGTATTGAAACTTGAACTTATTGATGGTTTGTTATATGGGAGAGATTTTGATAAACTTATTAATACTTACAAAGAAAAAAAGAGTTCTTCAGAAGAATCATATAATAATAATCCTTCTAATTTCTATAATAAAAAACCATCCTATTCTGATGTTGAATCTCAATTATTGAATGGTAAATTAATATGGGATGGTGGTTTGAATTTATATAATTCAACACTACCACAACTACCAGATAATTTAAGAATTAATGGTGATTTGGATTTAAGAAATTCCAATATTAAATCCTTACCAGAAGATTTGTTGGTTAATGGAAATATACTATTAAATACAAATAAACTATCCCAATTTAGAAAAAGTGGTATTCCACCTTCTATTAGGATAAAAGGTAAATTTGTTGCTAACTAATCTTATTAAAAGACCCCCAATTCTAAATCAATAGGTTGGGGGTTTTTTATTTAACAAATTGTATAAAATCTAAGATTCACAACTAACACACTCATTAATATTTCTTGCAAATGATTGTGCTGAACTCTGGCTAAACTGATAGTAAAGCGTCTTAACCCCCTCTTCATGAGCATATAGATATAATTGATTTATATCCTTTGCTGGAACTGATGGATGTATCATCAAATTTAATGACTGTGATTGGTCAATAAATTTTTGCCTCTGAGCTGCTTGTAATATCAATTCTTTTGGTGATATTTCAATAAATGATTTAAACACCTCTTTTGTGGGAAAATCCAAATGCTGAACCGATCCATCTTTCTTTAAAATACTCTCCCAAGTTTCTGGTGTATTTAAACCATACTTATCCAATTCAATTTCCAAAAATGGATTCTTATAAATTGTTTTTGATTTTGCCAAATCTTTAATAAAATAATTTGATTTGATTGGCTCAATACCCATACTTACTTGTCCCAGAATAAAGGAACTTGACTTGGTTGGGGCAATAGCAATTAATGTTGTATTGGCATAACCCTCTCTTAAACATTTATATCCCTTCTCTTCATATAAATATTTTGAGGCCAATTCTGATTTCTCTTTAATTATTTTAAATAT